ATTCAAAGAACATGAACTCAGTTAGTAACGGATGCGGATGTGGTAAGCCGAACCCAACCCAAACAACAACAACAACAACCACAACTACTCCTCCAACACCTAGTAAATAAGTGTTAAGGACACCAAAATTACCCCCAATAAAGCGATTTACTGGGGGTTTTTATTTTACACCCAGTGGCATAAAGTATCGGATGTAAATCTGGTGATATTTGTTTAATAAATGAATCGTTTATAGAATATTAAATATCTTTATATATTAAACATCTTTTAATTTTACTTATAGTTTCTTGGTGAACGTTAAAAATTTTACTAATTTTACTTTGTGATAATTCTTTCTTATCTAACATTTCTTTTATTTTAATAACATCATCATTTGATAATTTACTATTTTTAACTAACTCACCTTTTATATTAGCGTATCTTCCTTTAACCCACCCTTCGTTTAGATAGGTCTCAATATCTTCTTTTTTTATTTTTTTATTTACACCATCTTTTGTAATCCAACATGTACCGTATTGACTATTTGTTTCACCAGTTCCAGTCCCTATTTTTAATTCAGAGATTCTTTGCTTAGTTTGGTCTGAATGTTTTTTACCAGTCCAATCATAAGATTTATTAATTGATTTAAGTCTTCCATCAATCATAGCTTTTTTTGAAAAATCGCTTTTTGTTTTTATAAACTTATCTCGAAAAACTTCATCATTTAATAATTTTTCTTTAAAAGCTTTATTACCAGCTTTAGAACATTTTAACATATGTTCTTCATCCATAAAACCAGCACCTAAACCACCAGTTGTTAAATTCATACAAAACTCTTCTTTAATCAACTTGTAATTAACAACTTCTGTTTCACGTTTTGCTAAGTCTTCTCTATTATCAAAGAACTCTAATATTTCTTTAACATGATTATCAACACCATACTTACGTATACTATGTCGTAATCGTTTTCCACTACCCATATAACCATCATCCATGTTACATGTACTGTGCATCCCTACATACCACCTACCAGTTATTAAACAAGTTGTTTTATATAAGTAATGTATCGTTTTTTCTTTTCTTGCCATATATCTATTTTTATTATAAATATACGGCAAGGTACAAAAAAGTCAACGGTGGAGATAATGGGAATCGAACCCATGTGTTGAATACTCTTGAAAGACTTTCTACATGTTTAGTCTCATTTTCTAACGAAACAAAATATCTTGATTATTTGTGAAGGAAATCAAGAGACCCTAATGGTCTACCATCATGCCGTGGAACATACCACGATGAAGTGAATTATCACTATCAGCTATATTAGGCTACAGCAAGCTCTCCAGCGAAACTGCAAGCAGCTTCGGTAAGGAAATTTTCGGATACAACAAAATCGTTGCCATCTAAAAGTGTTAATAGCGAGATTAAAGTGCTTCCATCTAGCACTACATGCTTACCAATTACGACTATATTCAGTCAATACCTTTATATCCCCATAAGTTAAAGAACGTATGATATAAATATGTGGCCTATTAAAAAAGACCACATATCTCTATCTCTATTGCAAAGGTACTAAATCATTTTTAAAAATGCAAGTACGTTTAGAAATTATTTTTTCTTTTTATTCGTTATAACATTGTCTATTATTCCATAAGCAAGAGCTTCATCTGAATTTAGCCATTTATCACGGCTAGCGTCATCCATAACTTGTTTTGGGTCTTTGTCTGTGTATTTACCAAGAAGACCAAAAAGAAGTTCATTGTATTTTTCAGCTTCAGCTAAACTAATACGAATATCTTGAATGTTCCCTTCAGCACCTCCAGATACTTGATGTAACATAACTCTACTGAAACGTAAGCTATAGCGCTTTCCTTTGGTTCCAGAACCTAGCAAAACACTACCCATGCTTGCAGCCATACCAGTGTTTATAGTTACAATATCAGACGCAACATAATCCATAACATCTACGATAGACAAGCCAGACTTTACAGAACCACCTGGACTATCAACATGCAAAGTAATATCTTTTGTTTCTAAGTTATCCAAAAACATAAGTTGTGCTTGAACAACGGTACTCATTCTATCATTAACTGGTCCAGCTAACCATATAATGCGGTCAATCATCATTCTGGAAAAAATATCCATCTGTGTTACACGCATTTCTCTTTCTTCCAAAATATATGGTGTCAGCGAAGCACTGGAACCATACAGCTTTTCTTGAAGCTGTTCCCAATGGTAAAAATTCAGCGATGAAACACCCATATGCTTTATAGCATAATCTTTAAACTCGTTTGCGATATTCATTTGTATTATATTTTTATTGTTCTTTAGTTAGTTAACATTCTGTTGAATACTTTGCACTTTCTGATTCTACATACTTAGCTAGTGTTTCAAGTTTATCATTAGCTTCAGCCAACATGGTTAATGCTTCATCAGCATTTTTATAATAATCCCCAGTTGAATGGTCACCAATTCCAACTGAATGATTGGCTAGTAAATGTAGTGTTAGCAAAGCTTTGCTTCGTTGAGATTCTAATTGAGTCCTCAACATGTTAAATAATAATCCTTTCATTTAATAATTTTGATAATTTGTTATAAATACAGGTGTGAATTCACCCATCCAAGCACCAACAATATTATATTCATAATATTCAATAGCTTCTTCATATGTCATTCCATCTCTATTGATTAGTATGTCTAGTATTTTTTCAAAACTGTAAGCAACGACAGGGCCGAGATTAATTCTCTCAGCCATGCCTATTATTGCTTCATCAAATCCATCACAAATTAATGCTTCTGGATTTATTTCTTGTATTTCTTCTACAGTCATTTTAATTTGTTGTTTGTACGTTTTCTTCTTCTTCTTGTTCTTGAGCTTGATAAAGAGTTTTAACAGATTCTCTTACAACCTCAACAGTGTTGAAGGTGTGTTTACGCAAAATACCGCTGTGAGCTATAAAGTCTGGTTTGGTGATGATTACTTTATCCTTTTCACTATCAAAAGAGATATAAGCAATCGCTTCCTCAACAACGATTCGTTTCTGTTCGTTAGTTAATTTGTCAAAAATACTTTCATTTAAAATAATGTTAACATCGTCACCAGTTCTGTACTTAAGAAGTTCATTAGATTTGTTAACTTTAAAAATGTCTTTTGCTTTGTTATCAGCAAGAACATTAATGTTCATGTAGTTGTTTAACCCAGTTGTTTCAATAACTTCGTTAAATAGTGATTGTGTGTCCTCAAAAGGTTCTTCGTACTTAGCCATAAATTTTGTTTTTAATTTTTTTTGTTATTCTTGTTGCAAATCTACTGCATAATTTTGAGACATGCAAGTAGCATATTAAATTTTAGTCTTTAATTTTTCCAAGAGTTCTTTAGTCTCATCATCAATCTTCTTAGGTATTGTTATCCCTAAATTTATTATCATATCACCACGATTACCACTTCTAAATTCAGTCATTCCTTTACCAACAACTTTTAAATTAGAATCTAATTGGCTGTACTCTGGTATATTAACTCTAATTTTGTTACCATCAATTGTTTCAACTGCAACCTTATCACCCAATACTAGTTGTGGGTACGATAGCTTTAAATTAATTTTTAAATTGTTTCCATCTCTAACAAACCTATGGTGTGGCAACTCATTTACCACAAAATATAAATCACCGTGTCTACCACTTTTAATTGCATTACCTTTGCCACCCATGACAAATGTAGCCCCATCAGCAACGCCATATGGTATCTCTAGCTCAATCGTTTCTTCAACCAATTTTACACTTTCACCATTACATACGTTACATTTATCCTTATACGTTTGACCAGAGCCATTGCAAGTTGGACACTCCATGGCTTGTCTAATTTGACCTATAGGTGTGTTAAATATTTGAACAACGGCTCCAGTGCCGTTACAGCTTGGACAAGTTTGAGAATCACTACCGCCATGACCATCGCATGAGGAACAACTATCTTTTCTTTTATATTTGTATGATTTTTTAACACCAGAAAATATTTCTTCCAATGTAAGTTTTAAATTTAACTTAATATTTTCCCCAACTCTCATAGGTCTTTGACGACCCATGCTTGAGAAATCAAAATTAAAACCAGAAAAACGGTCATTATTATCGTATTTGTGTTTTTTAACCGTATCTGATAATGTTTCATACGCTTCAGATATTTCTTTAAACTTTTCTTCAGCTTCTGCATTGTTATGGTTTTTGTCAGGGTGCCATTTCTTTGCCAAATCCCTATAAGCTTTCTTTATTTCTTCAGCTGAAGCTTCTTTTGTTACGCCAAGTATTTCGTAATAGTCTTTTCTAAACATATTGGTATTTATTTTTTTGTAAAGATACGTAAATTTATTTAACAATCCAAATAAATCGTGGAATATAGAGTAGTTTTAATAGCAAACGGTATTTACAAGAAAACTCTACATAGATGTAGAACTAGGGAAACCGCATTCATTAATTTTCATAGAATAAAAGGTGAAAATATAGTGATGTTTCCACAAAAGTTTATTAATACAAAAGGTATAAAACCAGTTAAGTATCAAATATGTGTAACAAAACCAACTGAAGAAACAGACACATTTAGAACTCTTAGGGATGACTTTGGAAGAACATATATAGAACCACCTTTGGGTGATTGGACCATCCTACATTCAGATGAATATCAAATAGAGGAAACATTTTGGATATACGGTTTTAACCCAAAAAAAGAAAGACCAACAATAAAAGAAGTTGTTAAGAGGTTGGTTGCTGGGGCCCACGCTAAAAAAATGGTAAAGCAAATTATTGTTGTATACAATAAATTAATCATATACAATGAAGACCAATTTGATATGGTTTTATGTAAAAATATGGAAGACGCTCAAAGGCTACATCATACATTAGCAAAAATAGCGAAAAAACAAAAGATAAAAAGCCTTATGTTTATGGGTACCGCCAGTAAAGCTAATATAGGTAGAATGTACGACTTGATACACAATAAGACAAATTGGCCTTATACCAAAATAAGAAGACGTAGCACTAGACCTTAATATTCAAGTACTACATCACCTAATTTAATTACTAAAGAGCAAACAACTGGGTCGTCTATTTGGTAAGATAGTTCACCAAAATGGATAGATTTAAATTCACAATTAGAAAGAGCCCACTTTTCAACAACATGACCTACTGGGTCAAGCATTTCTAATTTTAAATCAAATTTATCTTTGATTATTTGTTTTTTTTCATATAAACTTTTATGAATTAAATCCATAAGAGATTGTGATGTTGATGGGCCAATTGGGTCTCTCATTTTTATAATCATATCATCCCAAACAAATTTCTTAAACAATTTAAAACCTAAAATATCTTTCGTTATTAATCTAGCTGATGGTCTAGATGTTTCAAGAGCAACCCATTGTGGTATGTTGAAGTGTTCTGGAAATGTTATTATAAATCTATTCATTCTTTTTAATTCATATCTACCAACCTCTGGAATAG